TTTTGAACTCCGTAAGTTGGAGTGACGTTTGGAAAATTTGCCATTACGCTAATAAACCTCCAGGTCTTTTCTCTTTAACTAATTCAGCTTGTATTGCTGCTGCCAGCATACTTCCTAATTCTTGAGCTGCACCAGCATCTCCTTCAACTGACGATCCAGAAGCATCTACATTAACTACTACGTTAGCTCCTCCCATTTCGTGATTTGGTGTTATGTGTCCACTGGAAGAAGGTGTGAACAATTCTGGTCCTTTCTCACCAACTACGTAAGAACCTCCTGACCTAACTGGTCCTCCTGCGGCTTTAAATCCAAAGAATTTATCTGCTCCAGGTATGGGTAATTTAGATAAAGCAAGAGAAACACCGAAATCTAATAACGCATCACTGATCTTTCTAAATACATTTCCTGCTATTTCTCCTAGAGATTTAGTACCGTCAATAGCTGCCTGGATTCCCTGCACTAACCCATCCTTTATTGTTGATCCTATGTCTTTATAAAGGTCATTTAATCGCTCTATTGCCTCATATCTTTCTTTTGCTTTTGTAAGTTGATCGTCTTGTTGATCTAATAATTTCTTATCTGCATCAGCAATAGCTACTCTTAAATCTTTTTCATTTTGTAGTAAAGCGTCTGATTGCCCTGTCCAACCACCAAATTCACGCCTGTTATCATTTATATAAGATCTTTCATTTAAAAGTTCTTGTATTCTTGGATCTGTCATATTTCCTGCTCTTTTAAGCATACTGCGTTTACCCTCTCGCATAATTCCAGTCCAATTAATAACTCCTGCTATAGCTGCCTGTATTCTTGTCATTAATTTTTGGAAGTCATCTCCTGCTCTATCCATATCCTCTCCAAATTTCTTTAGTGCAGCTACTCCTTTTTGACCAACTACATCTGTCATATCTTTCATAGCTTCTTCAAAAGCAGCCGCCTCACCTTCGTACTCTTTTATTAATGCTATCTCTTTCGCTCTGAATGAGTTTGCATTACCTGTAGCTGTTATTAAAGCATCTACATCTTTAGTGTATGGACCCATTGCTTGACCCAATTCTTTAGTTGCGTTTATTGCTCCACCTATTGCAGAAATAGCAGCAGTCGCACCAAGGCCTCCTGCGAATCCTCCCATTTGACCGCCGTATTTAGCACCTAAACCACCACCTAAAGCACCTGCGGCTGCTGTGACTGGTCCTTGTCCAAATAACAGAGGAAATGCACCACTAATTGCTGCACTTTGCCAAACACCTGAAGATGCACCTCTTCCTCCTGTACCTAGTGGGCCTGGTAGTAATCTTCCTCTCTGGTAATTAAGTTTTGAGCTTGGTCCACCCATACGAGCAGAACGATCCAGCCATGCTGGTGAACCTACATCTCTAATAGCATTTCCTCTTATGGGAGATGTAGCTCCTCCCATCTTTCTGCGTATCTCCAACTCTTTAGCAGTTGCTTGATTTATCTTGTTTTGCCACCTAAATTTTGCTGCTTTTCTCTTTAGATCTAAATCTAAACTAGAAGCTATCTTTTTTACACTTCCAAATTCTCTGTTACCCTGTGCCGCATTTAACTTTCCGTATTTTAGCCTCTCTTGATATACATTAACCCCCTTTCTTTCTAAGTCGTCTAGTTTAGTTCTAAGTGCAAAGTTTTTGTGCTGTGACTTATCCATAGCATCTATACTTTCCGCCATCTGCCTTGAAACTTTTAGGCTCTCTTTCTTTGTAATTAAATTATTAGCTTCCTGAGTATTATTTAATTTACTATCAGATATTATCTCTCTAGCTTTCTTAAAATCACCATCTAATATCTTACTTGTTGCTTCTATATAATTTGCCTTTTGTAGCTCTAAACTTACGCCCTTTTTATTTAATCTAAGACCTCTGCCATATTGAACAGCATTTCTATTTAATAAATTATTTGTAGACGTTAAAGTTTTTTCCTCTTCCTTACTCGATGCAGCTTTATTAGCTGCGGACTTACCAATAGTCTTTACTTTGGTATCTAGTTCGCCTAACTGCTTATTTAAAGACTGGTGATTTAGTTCTATGTTTACTGAATATGTTGCCCCTGCCACAGCTATACCCAATAAATAAGATTAGTTTAGCGCATACCCTTTGTTCTAGCTTTAACTTGAGCGTCTTTGTACGCTTTCTCTTCTTCTTCGGCTTTAAGAGAGAAATATGCGCTCCATCCGAGTAATTCTTGTAACGACATTTTTTCCCTGATTTCTTTCAAGGTATAACCTAGCTTTTCCGCTATAAAAAATTGCAGGTTTAAGAAATTATTCTTCTGTAGTTCCGCTTTTTACGGCATCTGGGTCAACCTCATCCCCCGTTGATTGCATCTTTGTCATTATGTCCAGTAGTACACCTAAAGGTACTTCCCTTCTTAATCCTGGTCTGTCTGCATCTGTAAAAAGTCTATTACCCGCAGAATCTTGAGCTTTAGTGATGATTATTTGAAGAGCGAAATCCAAACTACCTTCATCATCACCCTTACCTATTGCCTTTAATGTACTGTTTATTGTGTCTCTATCTGCAATCGTGATGGGTGTCCAAAAGATGTCTAGTATCAGTTCATCCCCCTTATAAATGGAGTATTTACTGCGATCTTCGACACTAAAAGCCTTTTTTAGTTTGTCTAATGCTGTCTTAGTTGCCATAAAAATCTAATCTACTTCTGTAGTATAGCTCAAATCACATAGCTGTAGGACGGTACTTAATACCCAACCCTATAGATGCTGGTCTAGTTTTTCTAAATTCCCCTTTGCTCGTATAGAAACCAGCTTTTTTAAATCCTTTATCTATATCTTTCAATAAGAACTTACCTCTACCATGTTGCAGATAAATCCAAAACCAATCAGGTGAGGGAGGTCTTGGAGTTATTTGATCTACATTTCTAGCATGTTCCCCGTATTCAATGTCATTACCATCTAAATCTGGCATTGTTGCACCTTTTTTATTTACTACAAAACCTGCATAATTCATCATATTTCCTATGTAGATAGACCTTCCTAACTGGGTTAGGTGGCCCAATCTAGTCGGAGCCTTTCTATCTGTTCGAGGAGGGTAAGGGTAAGTTTGGCCTAAGTTTCCAGGGGCTAGTGTACTTCCACCTCCGCCTAAAACCCTTTTAAGAGATGGAGATATGGGTTGATCATCTATTTCCCAAGCTGTATTAAACGATCCAGTCCACCAGGGACTTACATATTGGAGAGAGTAGTGAATTTCTGAAGCAGCAGTTGATATAGCTTCTTCTAAATCTACTTTTAAATCCTGCGCTAGGAACCTAATATCTCTAGCCATTTGCTGTGAATGTGCAGCTAACTACACCTATGTAATGAGTTTCCTTATCATCTTTTCTGACGGAAGTTGGACCTGCAATTTCTCTTACTTTTGGACTGACTTTATGTGTATCTACATAGGTTGATTTATTTACGTTAGTTAGACCTGTTATCAGTGATTCTGCTATTGCTGCTGTCCTAGAAGAACCTTGATCAAATGGTACATAAATACCACAAGTGACTGTTGCTTCATAGTAAGTTACGGCATCACCTTGAGGTTGCAGTGTTACTTGCTCGAAGTCGATACTTACCATTAAAAATTCTTGGTTTGGGGCGGTATCATCTAAAGGAACATTGTCATACAAGATGTTTAATCTTCGGTGATCATTAAGAACAGCATCCTCTATAGCATCTTCAATAGCAGCTCTAGCTTTTACGAGAGTCATTAGAACATCACCTCAATAATGTAAAGGTAGTTTTGACCACCTCCATAAGTCACTATATTTTCTATTTTTGTCGTCACTTCTGTTCCCTCAAAAGTCATAAGAATCTCGTCAGATATTTTAGGCTGACTGTTACCTATGATTGATGGATCTATGTAGATAGTGGCTTTATTTACCTGTCTACCACTTTGTAAAGTTGATTCAATTACTTCTATTGGTGCTGTTATATACGTGTAAGTAGTGAAAGATGCTTTAATCTCACCGGTATTTCTATTGTATGTTCCTACATTTTTTACTTTGTAGGTTATTTTTGTGTCTAGGGCAGAACCTAAGTCTGCCACTATGCTTTTAGCTGCTGATCTTAAAAGAGTGTCTAGTGATCCTGCCATAATTAACCTCTAACTACTCTGACTTGGTAGCTACCTGAACCACCAAGACAGTATGCACCAAGATAGGACTGAAGCCAGGGATAAACATCAAATACGTTATTAATCGTTCCAACGCCTTGACTGTCCGTGTTGTATTTGACTTCTATTCCTCCCATCTTTACTTCTTCATAAGTTCCATCAGTGCCTTTATTTCCTGTAATAGCGTCCGTCTCATTTGCCAACGCTCTTGCAAGTTCATATTGGGCATATTTGATGCTGCTGGGAATGGCTGTGCAGACAAGCTCAACATCATCGACTGTGTAATTATTTCGGGGCCACTTAAGGGCTTGGTCTTCATCACATCTGTCGCCTAAATAGTTCAGGCTATCTATCCACCTACAAGCAGAAATTAAAGCTCTATTCTTTTGATCGTCTGTCTTGTTTGTCCAGGTTGAAGAGTCTGGAACAGTTTCAAAATAGCTATTAGCGTCCGCCAAAGTAACGTAGCTATTGGAAGACGCTCCCTTTAGCGTGGCAGAGATTGTTGCAGCCACAATAAAATTAATACATTTCTTCTTTATTGTAGCGTCATAAAAAACCCCCACCAAATAAATGATGAGGGTTTCTTTGACTTCCGACTCAATACTAAATCAAATAGTAGTTGTGTCTAGAGGTGTGTTAACTGTGATCTGAACAGCAGG